TACCAATCGAAACCCCACAGTTTGCCCAATGAGCCTTCCTTATACTGCTCGGAAATCTCATCGGTTGGGTTAAACAGCGCTTGCAGTGCAGGAACGAGAGCCGTGCTCACTTGCGGCGGGATAATCATGCCTTTCTCGCCGCTCGGAGGGCACGCCAGCTCGATCAAGCGCTGCCGCGCTTGCATGAAGGTGGTTGCGGAATTGGGATCGACACCCAAAACTCCAACGATGTTGTTTGCGTTCTGGTATGCAAACAGCGCCGCGCGAGTGTCGATTTCCTGCGCTATCTGGGCCATTGCTGGTTCCAGATATTGTCTGGAAATCTCGCTCTTGCTGCGTTCCATCATCAGCGCCGCCTCGAATGAATCCCACTCGAAGTCAACACCGAAGATCTGGTTGCAGGTTACGGTTGTGTTGATCCGGTTAATGGGCTGCGGTGTGTAGCCGAGTCCATCGCGGATTAAGAAGCGTTGTGGCAGCTTGACGCGCACCACTTCGCCAATGGGAAACTCTCGGTCGAACTCCTTGTTGTAGTCGGTATTGAAGAACTGTGCGACTTCCAACTTGTTGAGGAGCAGACGGAGAGCTTCGGGCGCTACCCAATCTGGAAAGATATAAGAATTGGCCACCTAGTCTCCTCGAAAGATTTGACATGAACTGCTCATGCCAGCTTCCGAGGCCGGCGCTTTTTAACGAAGTGGTGCAGTGTGCATGCCGAGTGCACAGTACGGCAGGAACTACAAAACTCATCTCATGCCGCGCTTTCTTTCTGTCAATGCGCGACGATTAGCCAAATCGCGCATGCGCGTGGAATCTCCGGTCTTTTTGTACTCTTCCAAAGCTGCATCTTCCTCGTCGGTGGGAGTGCTACCACGTCCGCCGATTTCTGCCGGAGGTTTCTTGGCCTGCGTAATCACCTTAACATCTGATTTTTTATCTTCCTTCTTCTCAGTCTCTTCTTTGTGCTCTTCGGTTAACGATGACTCGATTTCATCGAGAGCTTTTGTCTTTTCCTTAGCGGTAAGCTTATTAATGCGCTCCAACTCCTTTGGCTGTTCCACAAAATGATTTAGAATCTTCGCCACAATTTCATTGTCGGCATAGTCCTGCAAGTAATTCCACACGAATGGATGAAAATTCAGCGGTTGCGCTTCCTTCCAGAAATCCGCACCGAATAACTCTTCACTCTTAGCCTTGATCGATGTCCATTTTGCCAATTGCGACTTGGAGAACTCGTCTTGCGCGGCTTTTGATTTGTCATTCTCGGCTTTTGCGGCATCGAATGCAGCTTTTTTGGCAGGATACTCCAGCAATGATGTCTCATGCTTGTCGAGCGCAGCTTCATACAACTCATCCGAAGCAAATTCTGCCCGGCGCGGGCGCTTGGGACGCTCAGGCTCCTTAATTTCTGCGACAGGTTCTGTTTTTACTTCCGCGCGAACCTTCTTAAGTTCGGCAATATCGGCCTCAAGCTTGTCAGCACGCTCTTTCTCTTTCTTGCGATCTGCTAATAGCTCTTGGAAGCGTTTCTCGGTGTCCTCTGGCCCTTTTTGCTTGTGCTTAGGCTCAGGAGTAACAATCTTGGGTTTCTCTACAGCTGGAATTTCATCACTGCCGCCCTTAAGCCAGCGATCACGCGCGGTATTCCCTTTATCGTCGCGCTGAATATCGTCAAGAGTCTCCGCTGATACCGGTTCGGCTATCTGTGTTTCTTCGCTCATGTACTGCGCTCCTTCATTTCCACTTGCACGGCTTTAAAAGTCTTGCCAGCCAGCGAGCACACCGCATTAGGCAGCTTCGGATGAATCATATAGTGCTCTTTATCATCTCGATTGTGCGTTAGCATCATGCCGCATTCGGGACAGGCCACATGAATTATGGCCGGGAACTTCATTGCCCTGCGGCTCCGCTTTCTGGAGCCGCAGTTTCTTGCTGCGCTGCCGCCTGTGCTACTTGTGCCTGACTTTCCTCGTGCTCATGTTGCTGCGCTTGCATTGCTGTTTCGTGTGCCGCACCATGATTCTCGATCCAGAATTGCTTGTACATCTCCATCTCTTGCGCTGCATTCTGATTCTTGGCCTCGATCAAAGCGACTAGCACCTTAATGTCATTAGACATCTGCGCTAGCTGCTTTTGATACTCGCCTTGGATTACCTTGCCAGCTTTCTCCATCTGGAGTTTTTGAAGCTCGGCCTGCAGCTCTTGAATTACTTGCTGCGATTGCGCAAGCTGCGCTTGCCCTTGCTGCATGGCTTGCTGTTCAGCTTGCTTATCAGGGGGCGGTGAAATAGTATCCGCCATTTCCTGGCCAATCGGACCAAGTGTCTTAAGCTTAATCGACAGGGACAAAATCTTTGCCGCAGCACCTGGAGGCAGCATGGTAGCAATTGCCTGAATGTTTGATACGAGCGTATCCACAAAGTCGGAAGCTTCAGCACGCTGGCTCTCAGCAGCTGGCCCCGTGCTTATAGTTACACCATGCTCGCCCTTCGTAGCATCGTAAAGCTTCTTTACTGGCTGGCCACTCGCGTCTTTTTCCTCAAATTCAGGATCGTTAATGCGAATTACGGCTTGAGTTTCGTCTGCTTTCCGAATGCCGATTTCTCGTTTAGTGTCGTACACAAATGGTATCCAGGCATCAAGTATGCGGCCTGTATGCTCAAGAGCCATATTAAAGTTATCAATAAAATGGAATGTGCCTCGATCTTCCTCTGCCTCAATTTCCTTGAGCGCGACACCGGATTTCTCACTGCGCCGCTGCGCCGCCGTAGGCAGATTACTTCCACCCATCGCCGTTTGTATTGCTCGACGCGCAGCCTCGCACGCCACTTCATATGCTTGGAAATTAGGCTGAAACTCCTGCCTCTTTGGTAGTGGCAAAAGTTGCGTGCCTGTTGCATCCATAACAGGATCAGCCTGCAAGTATGCTAACGGAATCTTATTGGCCATCTGCCAGTCTTGCTTGTTCGTTTCAAATTGGCCAGTATAGCCGATGTACGGAACCTTGGGCGTGAGGCCAGCTTCTTCGGCTTCCTGGCTTCGCGCAAAGCAATAAAACATAAACGGATCACGCGCCATACGCACAAGAGAAATCAATTTGCGATGCGAGCCACCGCCTTCATCGACATATAGCTCTTTGCCAAATACCGCCGCAATCGGAATCCAGGGTATCTCAATCTCTGTTTCGTCCAGAATCTCAAGACCATTGGTTATGTACTGCGTAACTAGGCGCGTCTCAATCTGACGCTGCCGCTTGGAATTCTTTGCTAGCCAGCTCCTTTTCTCATCTGGATTATCAAACTCCAGCGGCAGCTCATCTTCATACAGAACTGTTGGCCCTTCTTTATTTTCCACGAGATGTAAAGTCTTGCGCACCATCTCAACACGCCAAGCTTCGGCTACACGCACAATTTTCTCGGATACCCAACCGGGAGCTTCTGCCTCATGATCTCCAGTAAAATCAGTAATTGTTGCACCTGGAAAACGGCGCCTGAAATCTTTGCGGCGTACAGAATCCGTTACAAAGTATCCCATCGCATCGGAAGTATCGATCTCCTTGCAATCAGGATCTGGATACACAGTGTCTGGATTTGGGATACGCCCGATATAAAGCTCTTGGTTAAATCGCGCTGCGCCCGTGCCACCGTTTACGAATCTCTTCCCTATGCGCCAATAACCATAGCTGCGCTCCGCAGCACCTTGGAAGCCGGTTGTATAGGCACTTTGCGCCTTGGAATTGTATTCGATGGCGCGAATGATGTTCCCCCGTAGCTCCGCAGTATCATCATCCGCGCCAGCTCCTGCAGGAGATACTTTGATAGCTCGTTTATTTTGCCGTGGATCATTGACCAGCTGATTGATATATGGAGATAATTCATCCCAAGTCATGCATGGGCGGTCATGATCCTCACGAAATTGCCTGTCTTTCGGGTCCCAAGGATCGCCGGACACATACCGCATGTCCGTCTTGGCTTCTTCACGAATTTCGCGCCATTCATCACAATAATATGTGAAGTCATCCCTAATTTCTTTAAGCAGAGCTTTCTCTGCGTTAGCGCTTCTTTTTTCGTCCGCCAAGATGGTTCCTGAAATTGTACATATGGGATTCCGAAGTTCTGTGCTGATTGCTTACTTTGCGATCATGCTTAGCCTGCATGCGCTCGCCTTTGGCTGTGGGCTGATTGCCGCGCATCGCGCCCATGTTATTCATCGCTCCGTACACGTAGCGCTCAGCACGCTTGCCCTTGAAGCCTTTCTTGGCAGCGCCGCGACGGAGAATGTTTTCAAGAAAACGTGGCACTATTACTCCTTGCCATAATCACGATGATGCGGATTATTAATACCATCACGCCTATAACGACCCTTAGCAAAAGCATCTTTCATATTTTCACTTTGCGTACCAACAAAAAGATGGCTTGGATTAACGCAATTTCTTACATCGCACCTATGTAAAACATTTAAACCCTCGGGAACATTCCTGCCATTTCCTAACATCCAAGCAAGCCGATGGGCGAGTATGGGAACATCATGTAAGTAATCAAACTGACCATATCCAGAAGTGGCTAGAATCCTACCATTCCATAACCAACATCCATCGCCAATGGTTACCTTTCTCCAAAACCTCTTGAATATAGATTCGTATTTCATTGCCCCTGCCCCTTATTCCACGTCACTACCACAGTGCCATTGCCACAGCGCACAAGGTTAATGTGCACACCGCGCGCTAGCAATAGATAAATCATGTTGTCAAACTGAGGCGAAGTAACCGGGAAATAATCAGGGAACGTGAATGCCAGCCAGTTTTGATTGGCGGGATTCATCGAGGCGGCCACAGCTTTCCTGCTTTAGGCATGCCAAGCTTAGCGATCTCTTCACGCCGCACAACGTCCATGCTGCCATCGGCAAATGTCAAATGCACATGGCCAAAGTGTGCAGTAGTTACTGACCGCACTTTCTTTGGCTCTTGCTGCGGATGCCGCGATTCTTCTGTGCTGATTTGCTCAGGCTGACTCATTTTGTCTCCTTGATTTGCATAACTTCAATATGTGACCATCCCTGGCGTATCGTTCAATGCGCAGCAACCATTGCTAAACACACGAAATGCTCCCTGGCGACAAAACAAGCTTCGGCCATGACTATCGGACTGTTTTGCTTTGGTGTGATATTCGCATCGCTTGCAACCAAAGCCATCTTTTGACGTGACGCCATAATCGGCCATATTCTTGCTGATCTTGGTAGCGAATCTAAGCTCCGGGTCGCCAGCGTCCAGATTCTCCCAATGGCGGCAACTACCATGATCGGGAGAGATTTCACCTTTGACGGCAAGGCAGGCGTTTGGCTCGTATTTGTTGCAGTCTCCGCATAGATAATTTCCCGCCTTGTCGAATACACGCGAGTCTCCGCTCCACGGATCAGCATATTGAAACATCTTGCTGAATGTGTCGCGGAGATGCGCTTCAACCACTTCGTCATATTTTCCGACATCCTCGAATAAGCCATCTTCTTCGACTGGCGGTGAAACAATCTTGCGGGCTTTTGGCTTAGGCTCCCTTGCTCCTTCAATCGCCGCATCTCGCTCTTTGCCGTAGGAAGCCATTTACTCATCTATTTCCGGTCCATCGTGCCCTTCGGCTGCCGCTACGTCGTGCGAGAATGTAGCACCATCGCCAAGATGAATATGCATATGGTGCCCGCCTTCACCATCGTAAGTATGCATAATCTGGTGTGGGCCACCTGAAATGTGAATTGTGTGATGCACCTTTACGCCAGCGCCCATTGTGCCAGCACCGCCGAGCGTTCCTGTCTCGGCTTCAGTTGGCTCTTTTCCTTTGGCCTTGCTCTGCACACTTGATTTTGCATATCCATGACTTGGCATTTAGTTCTCCTTAATTGCATGCCGCGTATCGAATTTACTGTTTCCGCGCATATGATGATTGCGCTTTGGCCTTTCTCGTGTGACTCTGCCCCAACCACAACCAGGAGCTTCGATCATTATTGCCCGTGTTGGGCAACACTCCGCACGCTCCATGAGCAACGGACCCCCGTTCCACACCACATCAAACTCAATTCCGTCCACCATGCGAGTTAGCTGCACGAACTCTCACATCGGCACGCTTCAGGCCGGCAATAGGTCTTGCACTTGTCACTGGCAGTCTGATGATCGCAATCATCATGCGCGCGCTCGCAAGCACAAGGATGAGAATTTCCTGCCAAGTTATCGCAATACTTGGGCTGCTTGCTATGATCCTGCGCCCAAAGTGGCAAGGACCAAAAAATCACGAACAGCGCTAAGCGTCTTAGTGCCATTTATCCACAATCTTTTGTTCGGAAGCTTTCTTGCCGTGCTTTAGGGCCGCGTGACTGTTCAATCCTATCTTCGCCCTGAACTCTGCGGAACGATGCAAGGATTCATCCTCACGGTATATATTGCTCCAGGAACATTGAGAGCACTTTACTTCGACAGAGATCACTGCACTACCTCACTTAGCGCACCCGGAGGGTTTGGGACTGTCACAAGCTCTCTGTACACATTGTATCCAGTCGCGACAAAATGATTAGCATCCGTTGGTGGAGCCGTCCAGTTAAGAGTGACGCAATGAGGTATTCCCGTTCCGCATGAAGTAGAGACTACAGAAGGAATAATGGCCATTACTGACATGGTTGGAAGAGACTCGCCAGCTGCGTTCGTGGCGGTGACAACATAGTTGAATACCTGACCAGCGCCCACGGAAGTATCCGTGAACGTGTTGGTGCTAGTCGAAACCATCTTAATGTACCCTGCAGGCACTTGCGCAAATCCCACAACACAATAAACCAGCAAAATCGTAAACAGACTCCAGCCATTGAACCAGCGCCTTAACCCCATGTGCCAACTCTCGGCGGC